AAGTTGACAAAAAATAAAATTCCATGCTATACTGGTGAGTAACACCATCAAAAAATGGTGTTTTGTTTTCTAAGGAGGAAACGATCATGAATAAATCGGCAATGATTGGCGTACTCTCAGGAGTTGCGGCAATAGCATTTTTTGCTAACTCTGCTGCTAATGCTGAAAATAATTTAAGTTATAATTCCGTCTATGACGCAGACCTGACCGCGAAAGCGGTTTTTTCCGTTTCTAAGGAGGAAAATAATAAAACTAATAAAAAATATAAATATGGAACCCCTCTTGAAAAAGATGAACTAATTAAAATATTAAAATCTGTGGGGTTTGAAGGTTATTCTCTTAAAGTTGCTTGGGCAACTGTAATGAAAGAATCTATGGGCACTCCTAATTCTTGGAATCCGAATAGAAAAACTGGAGACAACTCTTATGGCCTATTTCAAATAAACATGCTTGGTGAAATGGGAGAGCATAGAAGAGATAAGTTTAATTTAAAGTCAAATGAAGACTTGTTTGATCCAGTTAGAAATGCAGAGATTGCATATCATATGAGCGATGGTGGAAAAGATTGGTCTGCCTGGAAAGGTATTACTTGGAAGACTAAAGAATGGATGGAAAGATATTAACTTTTTGGAATCCAAAGAGTTGGATTTGAATTATATTCTGAAACAGTTCCGTCATCTCTAGGAACCTTAATGTCTCCTTGTATACTATCATCTGGCATTCTTTTGCCCCAATATCCTGGTGGATAATAATAGTCTCCGCCTTGATAACTTTTTTCTTTAATAGGCAATGGTATTTGTTGTTCATTATTTTTAATTCTTATCACAACAGTTAAATTATATCTTTCACCATCAGTTACCTCAGATACACCATGTAAAATATTTCCATCATGTAGAACCAGATCTTTTCTTTTTGGTCTATAAGAAAAATCATATTCTGGATAAAATAACTCTCCGCCATCATAATCATCATTAAAATAAACTACTGCTCCCCATATAACTGGATTAGGCATCCAACCATGATTGTCTTTGTGAATAAAAAATCCTTCTTTAAAATACTTGTCTCCACTTTGCAAAACATTGTCTCTTTTTGATTCTGGGATACAATCTTTAAACATTTTCATTAATACTGGATTACCACTAACCCAATCTTCAGATCTGTCATTACTATTCAAAACATCATAAATTCTATTAATAATATTTTCTAAATCTTTTTCTATTGGGTCCATAATATTTTCAAATCCAGGCTGAGTAGACATTTGCTTTTTACTTATTTGCCTTTTATTAAAATACTCGCTTGGGTATTCTTGTAATCCGTCATAATTAAAAGTTCTCATAAAATTATCTAATTTTAAACACTCTTCTTCTGTTAGAAAATCTTGTACAACCATTGATCTTTTATCACAATAAAAGTTTATGTTCATAATTTTATTATATCATTTTGATCAATAGTTACTTCTACTTTTTTTTATTTGTTCTCTTAAAATTTTATATTTTGTTGGAATCCAAAATTGTGCTGAAGTATATCTTTTTCCAAAGGTAATTTCTTTTACACCATGATTGTAAAAATTATTTGATGGAAAAAATATTAATGTTCCAGCATTTGGTTTAATATCAATGTTATGTTCTGGAAAATAGATCTCTCCACCATCATATTCATCAGTTAAATACAAAACTGAACCATAATCAACAATATATGCCTCATTTGGGTTGCCCTCAGTATCTTCTCCATCTGCATGCAATGGTTGAAATTCTCCAACATTCCACTCTCTAAGTCCTGGAAAACCTTCTTCTAGTGGTCTTCCAAAAAAGAACTCAATTTCTTTTTGAGTTTTATCAATATATTTTTTTAAAATACTATAAAGTGTTTTATTGGTTGTTTCTAAATTCTTACTAGATTTATCTGGTATTCCAGCCTGTGAATATGATGTCCACTCAATATTAATATCTATATTATTTTTAATAATTTCTAAGTCATTTTGTGAAATAAAATTTTCTAATATAACAATATTTTTTGAAGATCCATTATTGTTGCTCATACTGATCTGCTATCTCCTTTACTTTATCAAATAACTGAATATCTATCATTGATGATAGCACATATGCTATCCACTGATATGAAGATTTTTCGCAATATCCCTTTGATTGCATTGTTTTAGCAATATCTTCTATTATTTCCATTATTTCCTCAAATCATTTGTTATTAATTTAATTTTTTTAACTTCATGACTGCCTATTTTATTGTCAAATTGATCTGTTGCACTTCTATAAAAATCAGACCATTTTGGAATTTTATTATTTTCTAATATTGTATTTCCATAATCAGTTAATGATTTATGATAATCATTAACATTATATGGATTATGATTTAACTTTATTTCTGAACCATTTAACTCTGTTAGTGATATGGGCATTACTGCAATAACTGGAGAGTTTGCTTTAAATGTAATAACTTTGTTTGGTCTTGTAATTTTCCAAGATACTGGAATTGGTTTATCCCAAAAACTTGTACTAATAATGTTTGCAAGTGGAATGGCACCATCAAGATCTAAATTTGGAGGACCATAAAATAATAAACTTGTTTTTTCATTTGTTTTAAAAAACCAACCAATATTAAAAATTAATGTAGCAGTTCCTCTTCCAACATCAACATATTTTTGACCACTTAAAACTTTAATATGATGTCCTTCTGATGAATCATTTCCATCCCAAACTACTGAAATATCTTCTGGAAAAGAAAAACCCCATCCCATTTGATTTGTTAGAGATAATGGAAAACACCTATATGCATGTTGATCAAATGTTTTATCCATCCAATCTCTTCGCATTGAAAGTTGTTCAATTTTTGCTCCCATTCCAGGATTTATTTCATATGCATCAATGTTATACAAGATGGTTTACATTTCTGAGTGGAGAGTTTGCGCCATGAACTCTATCATTATAATCAAACATTGTAACTGCAGAATATTTAACTCCTTCTTCTACTGGAAGCGCAGCATGTGCATATAAAAAATTAGAAGGAAATAATACAATATCTCCCTCTTCTGGCTTATATGTATAGTTTATAAACGGAAAATGTAATCCACCACCAGTATAGTTATCATTTAAATACATTACCGTTGATACTGTACAAACATAACTGAATCCATGATCCGAATGCACTCCAAAATGTTGTCCTTTTCCATATTTAACAAAATTAACAGCCTCTTGATATTCTAAAGATAAATTATATAAAGAAGAATAATGCTTTACACATTCTTGCAATCTATCATCTATATCAAAGTATATTGATTTTAAGTCTGAAAAAGCAAACTTTGGATTAAAAAAATCTTGTTTTCTTACTTTAAAATCAACACAGTCTCTGTAATCTTTTCTTGTTTCATAATCCCCTACTTGTGCCTCGCTCCATTTAAAATAGTCATCAGTATTATTACTTATAACATTTTCAAGTCGTTCAACAAGGTTTAAGTCTTTATTTAAAGCATTTTTGTATACATAAATTCCATTAGATGGATTTATTATCTTTGTTGTTTCAATAAAATTTGTTATCATAATTCTCCTATGCTAATACTTTAATATATAGTATACTATATTTATGAGTAAAATTTATCAAATTGAACCTGGTTATTTTGGAAGTTCTCCTAATAATATTATTATATTAGAAAACTTTATTCAAGATAATGATTTAAAAATAGTTCAAGATTATTGCTTTGGCATAACAGAATTTAAGTCTATTCCTCAAGACCATTGGGATAATAGAGTTCATACTGCAGAAATACTAGAAAAAACCAACAAAAAAATATTTAATATTTTAGTACAATATCAAATGAAATTAAAAAATGAAATTGAAAATAAATTTAATATTAAACTAAGTGATAATTCTCCATCAATAGTTATTTGGAGGCCTGGGGATGATCAACAACCACATGCTGATAAACAAGAACAAGATGGAAGCCCAAACGCTTATCCAGAAAATGACATAGCATCACTTTTTTATTTGAATGATAATTATGATGGTGGAGAAATATATTTTACTAATCAAAAAATATCAATTAAACCAAATGCTGGATCTGCTGTATTTTTTCCTGGAGATATAAACTATACTCATGGTGTAACAGAGGTTAAAAAGAACAACAGGTTTACGTCTCCATCATTTTGGAAATCTCAGGGATTTGTTTAGTTCTACCATTTTTTAATTGGACAGGATGCCATTTTTAATTTTGTTTTTTGATTCATAAAACATCCACATAGTTTGCATGTTTTAGTTGCTTGAATCAATTCTGGACATTCTAAACAAATTGCATACCTTTTTTGTTGAATATCTTTTGCTGTATGATTTTCAGAATTTAAAAGATCCCAAGGTTTTGCCTGGGCCTGTGATTCTTTCCAGATCTGCCACTTGCTTTTTTCAGTCACTATTACTCGCTAAAAGTATTTGATTCAGAATCATATTGATATCCAACTATAATAGACTCACCTGGAAGTCTTTCTGTAATATCAATTCCTACTGGATTACTTAATAAAATAGATGCAAATCTATCATCTGTATAAATAATATCAACAACTTCATTATCAATAACTAGTGCTACTTTTCTCATTGCATCTATTTGTTCTTGTGTTGGTTGTGTCATTTTTTCTCCTTAAACTATTTTATCATAAAACATTTTGTACTGAAAAATTATCTAATAAAGAACCTGAATTTGCTTCAGATGGTGTTTTTATAATTCCAGCCTTTGTGCCTTTTGTTGGACTAGATGGAGTGTTTGTTAAACTAGATCCCAGTTGTGATGTTAGTCCAGTATTTGAATATCCAGAAACAGTTATAGAATCATTTGATGTTTGTACCTTAACAGAGTTTACCTCAGAATATCCAGAAGTGTTGCTGTTTAGTTGTTGTGTTGCAACTGTAGATATTGTTCCTGAAACATTTTTATATAATTTTAATTCAGTATAGTATGTATAATAACTTGTATCTATAAAGTTACAATTTGCTGTTCCAGATATTGGTCCACATCCACCAGAAGTTGGTGGAAAATATGTTCCGCAGTTTCCTCCACCAGAACTTCCATTTCCTCCTGGACCTGTACAACTATAAATAAGTGGGGATCCATTTGGCTGCAGGGTATCACAGTCTACACAACTAATACCAGTAAAACATCCGTATTCACATCCAGTTGCTACTAAACTACCAGAATAGTATGCTACAGTTCCTGGATATGTTGTTCCAGAATAATATCCACTAGATGTATAAACATTTCTATAGTTTACTGAACTTGCCCACCATGAATTTGCATCAGTTACCCAAAATGCCAATCCTGGTCCACCATCAGTTATGTCTGCTGAAACAACAACATTTTGTGCATTAATATCTACCGTTGCCATTGGATAGGTGCTTGCAGAATCTGATGATGTTGCTTGGTTTGAAGATATTGACCAACTTCCCCTGGTTGCACTCCAAGTTTGTCCAGTATTTGTTGTTCCTAAAGATCCATTTGCTCTATTAAAATTATCAGTTATTAATCTCAATGCACTTGACATTAAACCATATGCTTTTGCTGCTGCACCTGCTATTGAAGATAGTATAGGCATTTGATTTTAAGCAAATCTTGTCTGGGATGCCAGCACTGTAAATGTTGCACTAGCGGTTTTAATAATATTATACGCATAGGCATCTATAGACGTTGCATTACCAGACGAAGGTGCTGTGCCTCCTTGCCATGTTGTTGTTACACCAGTTGCTGTTCCATCTATTTGAACAGAAGTGTTATAGTATGGTGTTGAACCATTTGTATTCAAAAATACAACGGTAATAGAATCACCATTTGTCATAATGGAGTCCAAAGTTGTACTTCCGTCACCTCTAACATTTATTACGAAGTTTCCAGTGGCACTACTTGTATAATACCAAACAGAAGATGTATTTATGTTAACATTTATAGTTCCCGTTGCTGCTGTTGCAGAAACATTCATTCTTTCAAATGGAGATGTTATGATTCCTTTTGTTTTTGCTAATGAATTATCTGCTACTGCTTTTACTGCAGTTGGTGTTGCTGCAAGAATGCTTGATGTTGTAGAGGTTGAATCGCTAAGTTGAACAATTCCTGCAACCGATGTTGTTGCTGCTGGAAGTGCTTGCCATTTTAGTCCTGTAGTTTGTCCACTGTCTGTGACAAGATAGTATCCATCGCTTCCTGCCGTTAAGTTGTCAACAGCATTATCTCCAGTACCTACAATTAAATCACCTTTAGCATCAACAATTGTTTTATTAATAATATTATTAATTGTTGTATCAATAGTGTCAATTCTTCCGTCAAGTTCATCTAAATATTTAGAAATTCCCGCAGGCGCTGGAGTTGTTTCTGGCTCTGTTTCTTGTCCCCAATGATAATATTTAAGTGCAACCTGAATGTCGGCTGGATCTGCCATTGCTGGAATTTTTGCTAGCGGATACTTAGAACTTCCTATATTTGTGGCTGCCATAGTACAAATATTATAACATAGTTATTCTAAGAAGCAGAAGATGTGTTATCTTCTCCTATGCTAATTGAAATCATTACGCCATAATCCCCTGATAAATTTGACCAGGTAGTTCCGCTCAAAGATTTAGCCTTAATTGTAAAATCTAGATCAGTAGCAGTTAATGTTGGCTGAGTTATTACAGAGGCTATAACGTTTGTTGTTCCAATAATATTATGGTGTACAACAAAACTTCCAGTTGTTTCTGTTATTCCAAACATATCATTAATATCATATGTAAAATCTGCGCTTCCAGAAATAAAAGTAACAGTTTCATTAACGTTATATGTTACTGGTGCAAACTTTCCAACAATGGTCCAACTGTTATCAATGTACTGATAAAGTTCTGAAGTAGAAACATCTAAATACATATCGTTTGCAATTGGTGTTTCTACAATTGTTGATGGTCCTGGACTTCCTGTTCCAACAAACTGTTTGCTTCCTCTTGTTCCAGTTTGTCCAATATCTACAGAAACTGTAACCTGTTCTACTGGACCATATACAGATAGTTCTGGATCAACAACTACAACTTCTGGCATTAGATTGCTCCAGTAACATCATCTTCAACAGTAATTGTTCCTGTTAAAAGTGTATATCTAAGATCAGCACCATTATAAATTTCAACATCGTAGTAATATGTGCTTCCACCTTCTAACTCTCTTCCACCACCAGGGGTAATGGTGCAAGTAATTGTATCGCTAGATGTATCTATTGTTGCATTTAGTGGATAGTTTCCATTGAACAGGGTATCTGATGCATAAATTTCTGTAGCAGCACTTCCTCTTGCATTAGCAATTGTAAAAATTGCATCTCTTCCAGTTGCTTTATATGGAGAAAGATCTAGGGCGTTTCCGCTAGAGTCTTTAGGAGAGATAACAAATCTAAATGTGTCACCACGATAATAATTAAAGTTATATGTACCTGGAAATGCCATGACTTTATTATACCACTAAGAGACATGCACTGTAATAGATTTAATTAAAAACTCAGAATCAAAGTCTGACCTTACTTCTACAAGAGGTGATTCTATTGTCATTTTTTCAGTATTTAAATACATGTGCTGTGTTACGGAAAAGTCATAAGAGTATTGATATTTTAAATTTGCAACAAACTGGGTATAAGAAATATTGGATTGTGGAAACACTGTTCTTATCCAAATCTCTGTATTATTATTATATGTTATAACGCTAAAATCATAGGTTACTGCCACCCTTGCACCAACCTTTAATCTTTTAAAATTTAATCTTTGGTTTTCTGCGTTCCATAAATCAACAGATGTTTTTGGCAAAAAATCTTTATTTATTAAAATATTTGATTTATCTATTATTACTTGAGACCATCCATCATTTCCTCTAGATAAACCAATAACTTTATAAACTTTATCTTTATTTATGTATGATGCCCAACCAGGTAGTTGTCCAGACGGTGGAACTGCATCTTTGCCATCTTTACCATTTTCTCCAGGATCGCCTTTATCGCCCTTTAAGCCTCTCTCTCCCTTTTCTCCTTTATCACCTTTGGGTCCCTCCGCACCTCTTGCTCCTTGTGGTCCCTGTGGGCCTTGTGGACCCGCAACTGGTATATATTGTGGAATTGGATTTTCTGATAACTGTAAAGATTCTACCGCTTCAGCATAAGATTTGTTATGATTTGCTTTTCCTGGAATATCAACTCTTTGTGATATGCTCATTATTCACCAGTTTTAATTATAAAGATCTTTTCGTTTACCTTTATAACTTTTGCTGGTGTGACGGCTGGGGCGGTAATCTTAATTATCATAGCGCACCTGGAGTTATATCGCTATAGACTGTGATTGTTCCAAGAATTGGAGTCCAAACAATACCATCATCTGTTGTTATTTCTAAGTCAAAAGGTAAGTCTGCAACTACGGTCTTATACCCAAGTCCCCAAAATTTTGTAAGTTCGGCTGCTGCTGTAATAATTACATATCCGTCATATTTTGCAACTGCTAATTCGTCAAGGACATCTCCAGATGCATCATATGAAGTAGCAGCAAAAGTCCAATCATCAATATCAATAGTTGTAGTTTCGTCATCTTCTAGGAAGTCTACTCTAAGGGTAGCGGTATCACCACGAACAACTTTCCATTTAATATTTACTGGATTTGCTCCAACCTGGTTAATTGACGATGTTCCGCACATAGTAAAATTATAACATAATTATTGATTTTTACACCAGGGGGTATTTAACTTGACAAACAAAAAATACTAGTGTATACTTTAAATATATATAAATATAAAAGATATATATTATAGTTAAGTATATTTATATATTATATATATTATATACTATATAAAGAAAAAATGAAACATCTATATTGGATATTGCCAATAGTTATTATATTTGGATTTTGGAATTATTTAGCCTATACTCAGTAAAACTATTTGTTAATTAAATGATCGTAAATACTGTTAACTCTTTCCTCAAGCCTATTGACCTGATCTTTTAAACTTGAGCCAGAATTCGGGCGAAGTTCAGATAAATAGTGTTTGACAAGAAACTTGACTCCTCCAACTAGAAATGCTAGAATAGATAAAGCAGTAAGTGTGAGTCCGAACCAATCTTGTACTGACATGATAAATATAATTATAATACAATTTTTAGGAGAGTTTTGAAAAAAGAAATACTCACAACACTTGATTACTCAAAGAACCTTATAATCTCTCCTGATATTGACGGGTTGGTTTCTGCAAAATTAATCTGGCAATATAACGGTGCAACTGTTGTTGGTACATATGATAAAAATCTTTTACTTCTCGCGGATGGCATCGATCCAGAAGATTGTCTATTCGTTGATTGTGATATGAACTCTTCGAAATACGCATCTATTGGAAACCATATGCGACTTATGGAAGATAATATTCACATAGAATCATTTAATCCCAATACGCATTATAAAGTCAAAAAGTATAGCGATAAGTTTCCGTTCGCAACTTGTTTTCTTCTCGCGTTTGCAATAGAGTCTCAAACAACCCTTTCTGACAACCTACGCATGGCATACGCAGATTCGACTTACAAGAATAAAGTCGACTATGCAGAAAACATGCAGAATTGGTCAATTTTGTTGGATTGTCCACAAACACAATTTGTTATGAACAATGATATCCACACATCTGTGGAAAACTATATGGCTCAATATGAAGGCAAACAAGGTTTTGTATCAAGGCGATTAGGAAAAGATAAATATATGGCTCAAATGAATGAAGTTTTGAAGTCAGAGTGTAATTCGGCCAGGGAATTGACAAGGGGATACAAATACCAAACAGGCCTAATAGACAAAACCACCTGTATAAGATATAATAAAGATATCATGTCATATGCAGAAGTCTATGGTGGCGAATATAGTGTTACATATAAGGATGAAGTAGAATGGTAGATGAGCCAAAGACAGAACTTGGCAAGTCCCGTTTGAAAATTTGTATGGACTGTCCTGCTCTTCGTAAAAACACTATGACATGTAAGAAGTGTGGATGTGGGATGGTTCTTAAAGTAGATTACGAAAGAAATAGTTGTCCAATAGGGAAGTGGTAGTAATGGAATACGGCAAAGATGCTATACATGTCGAACATAACTTTGCATCAAAACAAGAACTTGATGTTTTAAACACATATATGAATGATCTTCCTGTTCCAGACTTTAAGAGCATAAATCTTATTGGCGAAATTCCAAATTTACAAATTGTTGGAACTATGACCTTTTTGGGAAACAAGATAGAAAATTTTGTAAAAGAAAAGTACTTTCCAAAACTTGGATATTCAGTCGCAAAAGTAAATTGGAGAAGAGAGTTAGAACTTATCAAATGGGCACCATATGCATGTCTTCCAGCACATAGAGATGGAGATGTATTCCCAGAGCATCCTATGATTACAGTAGGTGCATTGATTTATCTAAATGACGAATATCTTGGTGGCGAGATTGCTTTTCCAGAATATGACGTATCCGTCAAAACAGAGCCAGGAGATCTAGTTATATTCCCTTGCCAATATCTACATGAAGTTAAAACAATTATGCCAATAGAAGATGGAGAGACTAGAAGACATACTATGACAGTCTTCTATACGGTTACACTAGATGATTACCGATCCTAAAGAGATTATGGCAATAATAATCGATGAGTTTACAAAACAGATTATTGCTAATGCCAAAAAGAGAGGCTTGTCCCCTGCCGAAATTGAGAAAGAGTTAGAAACAAATTATAAGAAATTACCTAGGATCGCTGCTGTCGCTACCAAGCGAATCGTCAGTGGATAGTTCTTGTAGAGTTACATACCATCTAAAGTTTTTAAATATTCTTTTATCAATAATTATTTGATCATTATCTTTATTGCGTTCTAGCATAGTATCGCAAAACAATAAGGCTTCTTGCTTTAATCTATTAAATGCCTTTTCTGCTTCTGTCATAGTTGCTTTACCAATTCTGTTAGTAGTTCTTTAATTTTGTTTAACTTCTTCTGTGCCTCGTCAATTTTCTCTTCATACCAAAGACGACCATAGGCATCATCTTCTAAACGTTGTGCTATTTGATATTCTGAAATTTTTATTTCAAGACTGTCTAGGTTCTTCAGCAGAAAGTATATCTGCGTTATTAGACTCATTTTTACACCCACAATTGTCGCAAACATCTTCTTTAAATATCTTTAATGCTAAGTTATCATCCTCGTCATCAAAGTTAACCCATGCCTCGAAATTTTCTAATATGCCCATTTAGATTGACCACCAAACTGTTGGATTTTCATATTCTCTGCTCCATACATTCATTTTTTTTTGATACTTTTTATGTTCTTGTTGCCAAGCAAGCCATTTTGTTTTATGGGTTGGTTCGTCACAGTTTCTACAGATATAGTCTATAGTTTCTTCATATACGTGTGAGCAGAGCATATATTTATTATACCCCGAAAAATCTGAAAAATTTTTCATTTTGAGAAAATCTGAATATTTTTCGAAGATGTACGATGCAGGATTCTAAAAAAAATAAATAAAAAAATTAGTGAGCACACTACCCTATGCATAGGATCTTTTATTTTACTACGCATAGGGTGTTTTGATTTTTTATTGAGCAAGACCTCCTACATACCCACTAACACCTA